GTTTGCGGACTTTCCAACTGGCATTTTATCCACAGATCGAACATATATTAATTTACAACAGATTTCTAATGCTGGGAGTGTAAGTGCTTTAACAAATTCAAACTTTCCAGATGCTTCATATATGAACTTTACAGTCATATACCTAACTTAACTACTGCTAGTGGATTCTAGCAATGGACATTTAACAGCAAATAGAAAGACACAAAATGGCAATAACAAAAACAGTTGAATACGACAAAACAGAAATTGTAGGTGACTACAAAGCAGTACAATGTCGTGAAGCAACAATCATAAAGGAAAATGGAGTTGAATTATCACGATCTTTTCACCGTCATGTCCTGCATCCTGACTCAGATATTAGTGGTGAACCACAGGAGACTCAGGATATTTGCAATGCAGTCTGGACTGATGAAGTGAAAGCAGCTTGGACAGCATTTCAGGAAGAACAGGCAGAACCAGAATAACGGACAAAAGTGTCCGAATACAACCACGAAAAATAGAACCCTAACTCCGGAATTACAACAATGACTTCTCAAGTACTTTTCGCCTTCGGTTTAACAGTAAGTATTTTAGGGTGGACACTAATCTCGGTGAGTGATCTAAAAGCAGATATGCGTTTAGTTCAGTATCAGTTAACAGAGATACAGGAGTCATTAAATGCAAAAGATAATTGATAATGCAATCACTGTTTTATTGGGTTTGGTAATCGGCAGCCTTTTCTTTTTTGCAGTTCAGGCAAAAGGAGAACCTCCAAATATGTATGAGGAACGTGCCAGACCTTCACCTCACCCTGTGCAGGGGAAATCCAACGTAAACACAGCAATTGATGACATAATTAATCTGATTCTTAAACAAGGATTCGCAGGAGCAATTATCGTCTGTCTTGGGATCTGGACTTTTCGCACAGACAAAGCGAACAGGGCAATGCAAAAGGAGAATTTTGATAAGCTTGCAAAGATTAGTGTAGATTGTAGCAGTCATATGGCAAGCGTTTCCACAAGATTAGAGAACCTCGAAAGAGAGGTTGAAGCCTCCAAACAACTTGAGATGCTTTCTGCTTCACGAAAGGGGTAGTATTAGATTATTTTTAATTATTATTTTCCTGACAGGATGTTCAGCAACCTCAGAAGTGGAGTTAGGATATTGGGACAAGGGGTACAGGGAATTTTCAAAATGGAATTGCGTAGAACCTTTTACGCCTTTCAAAAACACGGAGTGTTAAGAAGTGAATACAAACGGTAAGATCCAAATCTACAGGTTTTGGGGTAGGTTAATGTTGGCATTGTTTATCTTAGTTATTTATGCAGGCACAATCTATTCGCTACTTTATCATGTGAAAGATTTGGACGATAAAAGTGCATCACTTTCCCAAGTAATGGTAGGAGCACTAACAGTGGTGCTTTCTCAGATAGGACAGTATATGTGGGGAAATGATAAGAGTGATGATTTAAAGGAGTCAGAACCAACAAATAAACAGGAGGAAACTAATGTTGGAAGTACTATTACTCAATACGATTAAAAGCTTAGTTGCAAGCAAGGCACAAAGTCTTGTAACAGATCATGTACAAGAGGCACTAAGTGATAACCTTAACGCAGAGCAGCTTCATGCTTTGGATGCAGTTGTTGATGCAATGCCTGAAAATGCTTTTAAGAACGTCAAGGATTTATTTGGATGAGGATCTCAAAAAATTTCACCTTAAAGGAACTCACGAAAAGTTCAACAGGTGAGAGACTCGGGATCGACAACCAAGTTAAGGATCAACAAACCTTGGTCAACCTTTGTGCTCTAACTCACAACATTCTACAGAAGGTTAGGGAGGAGCACGGTAGGACCACAGTTAATTCTTCTTTCCGCTGCCTTAACCTGAATCGGGCAATTAAGAGCAGTGATAAGTCTCAGCACGTTAAGGGTGAAGCTGCAGACATTGAATGTCCTGCAATAGATAACTTTAAGTTAGCAAAGTGGATTGCTTCTAACTTGGATTTCGATATGGTCCTTCTTGAATTCTATACTCAGGGAATACCTGACTCAGGTTGGGTGCATGTTAGTTATAAAGCAGACGGTAATAACCGGGAGAAGGAACTTACTGCTGTAAAAGTAAAAGGTAAAACAGTTTACAAGGAAGGTCTAATTGGATAATGCTAGTCGAGCTTAACGTAAAACCCGGAGTCTACAAGAACGGATCTGTCAGGGAAGCAAAAGGCAGGTACTTTGATGCTAATCTTGTGAGGTGGAAGGACGGTAAACTGAGACCTATAGGTGGGTGGGCAAAAACAACATCTTCCGCAATAACAGGAAAGGGGAGGACTATGCTTCCCTTTTTAGACAATGACAAAAGTTCTTATATTGCAGTAGGGACTTCTTCAAAGCTTTATGTTTACACAGGAAAAACAAGTGCTGCTTCAGATATCACACCCACTTCCCCTGCATTTGTTCCGGGAAATGACACTTCTGCAGTTGGTGTAGGATTTGGCAGTGGACCTTATAACGGCACAGAACTTTTAACCTCTGCAACTTATACTGCTTCAACTATTTCTGCTGCCACTTCAGATGATAGTTTTAATGATAGTGCTAGTGCTTTCCCTATCACAGAATACGAAGTAGGTGACCTGATTCAGGTGAGTGGATTTAGTAACGCTGCTAATAATAAAGCTTATTCTACAGGAACAGCATTAACCTTCACTACTGATTACGCTACCAACAACAGACTAACTACAAGTTCAGCGCATAGTCTTGTTGTGAATGATCCTGTTGTATTATCGGGAAGTGATATCCCTGCACCACTTGTAGTAGGAACAGTATATTATGTAAAAACTCAACCAACCACAACCGCAGTCACTTTAGCTGCTGCTCCTGCAGGAACAGAGATAACTTTAACAGATAACGGACAAGGGACTCACACTATAACTGAACAGAACTCTCACAGGATAACTGCAATCACTGCTGCAAAAATAACAGTAGCAGCAAGCAACCTTACAACAGAATCAGCACCCGGTCCAGTCACAATTTCAAAAGCAAGAAACTTTGGCGAAGACGAATATGCTGCAACTACTTCTCTAGTCACTAGTGCAAATCTTTGGAGTTTTGATCTGTGGGGGCAGTACCTGATAGCATGTTCAGATTCAGACGGTAGAATCTGGTACTGGGACCCTTCTGCAACAGATCCTCTAAATACAAAAGCTGCTCTAGTTAATGCTACTTATGCTCCAACTCAGAACACTTGTATCCTAGTTAGTAAGGAGAGACACCTAATCGCTTTTGGTGCGGACGGGAATCCTAAAAGAATAGAGTGGTGTACTTCAGAGGATTATTCAACTGCAGACTCCGGGTCAGTTAATGCTTGGACTGCTGCTGCCACAAATGACGCAGGAAGTTTTGAGATTGACACTACAGGCAAGATAAGGACTGCAACTAAGGTGGGTAATGTGATCCTGATCAACACAGATGTTGATGCTCACGAAATGCGGTATGTGGGACCTCCTTACATTTACTCTCGCAGGTTAATTGCATCGTCCTGTGGAATTATATCTAGGCAAGCAGTTACTTCAGTTGCAGGATTTGCAGTTTGGATGTCCTACAACGGGAATTTCTTTATGTATGACGGTAGTGTCCGGCCTCTGCCTTGTGACGTTTCTAAGTATATTGCAGATGATATAAATGTTGTCCAAGACGATCTTTTTTATGCAGTACCAAATTCACTAAATAACGAGATCTGGTGGTTCTATGTGAGTAGTGCAGGTTCTGATATAGACAGGTATGTAATTTGGAACTATGCCGAGAACTGGTGGAGTATAGGACAACTCGAGCGAACAGCATTTACTGACGTTGGTGTTTTTGGGAAACCTTTAGGCATTGCCCTGAACGGTCATATCTTTGAGCATGAGATAAAGAGATCCGGCAGCGGGAACAGGGGGGCAGATGTTTCTTTTGAACCTACAAATACAAATCAGCTTTCTGAAGGAGACAGGACACTTTCCTTCGGTCTTAGTTCTGCCTCTTCAAATGAAATGACTTATGCCGAGACAGGTGTTTTTGAGGTGGGAATAGGAGACAGGTTTGCAAATGTAAAAACTATGATCACAGACACGACTGCAGGAGATAATGCGTTGAGCTTTAAGGTCTACTCTGCATTGAATTCTGACAGTGCCGAAACAGTTTCTGATAGTTATGCTTTAGGCACGGACGGTTACACTCACCTGAGAGAAACTGGGAGACACCTTCGCTTGAAAATACTGGCTCCCTTTGACCAAGACTTTGAAATTTCAGCACTGAGGGCACAGGTTTCAGCAGGAGGAAGAAGGTGAAAAGTCCTGCTCTTGCACCTACAGAATATGATCAAACTTATCAGACTGAGCTTAACACAATTATCACTGAGCTTGATGATAATATGATGAAACTGAATGTAGCTAATTTCTTAATAGATCAAACAGGAGCAATTGTTTTGCAGTCTCCTGACGGGACTTTTTATAAATTGTCAGTAGCAAACGGAGGAGCAATATCAGGAACTGCTGTGACTACAGGTCAAACCTCTAATCCTTATGCCTAAGTGGCAGACCGAACTTAAACGTTGTAAAAAATATCTGCTCCCGGTTTTTAAAAAGTTTGACACTTACAACTGGGAAGACGTTGTTGAGAATGTAAGACAGGGACGTTGGTATTTATTTACACTGCCAAACTCGGCACTGCTAATTGAGTTCTTAGAGTATCCAAGAAAGAGAGTCCTGTACGTCTTGGCAGCAGGAGGAAACTTGGAAGAAATAATAAAGTCCGAAAGTGATGTAATATCAATTGCAAAAGCAAAGGAGTGCAACAGCATTGAAGTTAGAGGACGTTTAGGTTTTGAAAAAATTACAAAGGATATCAAAGGCTGGAAAAAACAGTATACTGTGATTAGTAAAAATTTAGAATGAAAGGGGTTAAGAATAAACCTAGTATAATGAGTTTTAAAAGTGGAGGACTACAAGCACAAAGTTAATTCAAGTTTTACATATTTACAAATAAGACCAATAAGTTCTGAAGAAGAGAGAATGCAGGTTTATGAGGAAGCAAAAAAGGACGGGAACAGACACCCGCTTATGCCGACTCACATAGTTAAAAAAGAAGAAGAAATTGTTGGAGCATTCTGTTTATTTAGTCCAACAGTTTACTGGTGGATGCACACAACAAAAGTTAAAGGTAGAGACTCACTTTCAATATTCCAAACTATGAGTGCTCTTCTTGCAAATGAAGGTGTAATAGATTTTATTCTACCATGTGAACCAGAATCACCTTACTTTCACTATCTGTCAAAAAAACTTAACTACCACCGTGGTACAGAGGGTGGTGATTGGAGACTTTTCTTAAACAAAGGGTAACATGATAAAAGAATATATTGAGGTACTAGACAACTTACGTCCAGAAGAAACAAGGTTTGATTTTGATCCCTTAAATAAGAACCTCTGCTTTGGAGGAGCAAGTTCTGGGGGGGGAAACCCTTTGGAAAATCTTTTGAATAGTTGGGGAATTGGTGGAGGAGGTGGATCAAGTTCAGGTGATGTCGAAACTGAGGGAGGATTAAGTCCTCAAGACCAAGAAATGAAAGATCTTCTCTACGGCAAGATCAAGGGTATGTTTGACAGACCTTATTCTCCTTATGAGGGGGGTATGTATCAACCGCGGGAGGAGGGGGAACTTGCTCTTCTTGAAGAACTCAAAGGTGGTGGAGATTATCAAAAACATTATGACACAGCAGCTACTGATCTAGGTTTCACTCAAGATATTTATAAAAAAGGCACAGAATATGGTGTGGGTGATCTAGATCGAGATGCTGGTGATCTCATGTCAAGTGATACTTATAGGAATGAAGTTGCAGAGAGGATCTTGAGGGACATGAATCGTGGTGCTTCAATGTCAGGAATGGATCTTACCGGGAAGCAGAACTTCGGTGGTACTGGTGGTGGTGATCGTGCGGATCTTGCACGGTTGAGTAGTAATCTAGGTTATTCTGAAAAAGCAGGTGATGCACTTTCAAACCTGCACTATGGTGCACTTAAGGATGCTCGTTCTAGTGCAAGACAGTTGCAGCAGGATAGGTTAGGTGCAGCAGGTTTATATGAAGGAACAGCACTCGAAAAATTAGGAGTTGGAACCCGGGGTCTTGATAAAAGGTATTCTACTTCTCTTGGTGCATACGGAGAGGATAGAGCATTCGGGGACAGAGGCTTGGCATACGACAAAAAAATGTGGGATGAAAGACAAAATTATCCTCTTAAACAACTTGCATTCGGTTCAGGTCTATTTTCTGGAATGCCTTTTGAAGAAAAGGTTGTATCTAATCAACCTGCAAGCGGAGGTAAATAATGGATAACGAAGAACTTATAAAATATGTGAATTGGATGCAGAGGGAGTATGGTCCTGAATGGAAGGAAGTTCTTAATGATCAACTAAGAACAAACCAGTTTGGTGATCATAGTCCCAATTATTCATTTGCGGAAAAAACCCTTCCTTCAGATATGGGCCTGCTTAATAGTCGTGAGGAAATAAACCAAGTGCTAGGAAGTAAATTAGCAGAAAATTTTCCTGATACTAGAACTAGTATTAGTTTAGTTGATAACCCTGAATATCCACATATCCAAAATACCCCAAGTCATTTATCTATGATGAGTACAGACGGTGCTCCTAGAGGAGAGCAGTTACTGAGTGAAGCACCTTTCAATAGCCCAGATTATCAATTGGATCAATGGGGGCAAACTTCAGATCCTTATGTGTTTCATACTCAAGATTCTCTTAAAGACTATATCTCAGAAAATTTTCCTGATACTAATTCTAGTTTAGGATTCCCTTCAACAGTACAGACCGCACCGCAGATGCAAGCTATAGAAAGTTCTAGTTCTTTTATTCCAGCAGCTTCATCTTCTTTGGCTTTAGAAGCAGGACCGAGTGGATATCCTTCTGTTGATGCTGCTGCAGGACAAATGTATGGTGGGACAGGAATCTCTGAAGAATTAGCATCACAGACAGCAGCAAAGGCAGGAGCAGAATCTGCGTGGGGTGGACCTGCAACCTTTGCTGGAAATATGGCACTGAACATGATCCCAACTCGAGACAGAAATAAGGTAAACACTCCTTTAGGTGATGAAGGTAGCATGAGTGGAATACTTAAAGGAACAGGGAAGGGTGCTCTTCTTGGTGGAACTATATCAGGAGGGAATCCTTATGCAATCGCAGGAGGAGCAGCTTTAGGTGCTTTGGGAGGAGCATCAGGTTATTTTGATTCTACCTCAGCACCTGTAGTTAATATTTCTAGGGTTAGACGAAGAGGAGGAGGTATGCAAGGTGGACTTCTAGGTGGGGGGTCAATGTATGGCTAATGAACCCGGATTTTGGAGTGAAGAAGGTTTCCCTTATCCGCTACTTGCCCTTGGACAAACATTTCCACGCGGTTATCAGTATCAGAGTGAACGCACTCCTTACAAGAGAGACGCTCGAGGTGATTGGGGCAGAGCACTGAACGAGAGCATAGATCAGTTCTTCGGAATGTGGCCTCAGTATATGCAGCAGAAAAGACAATTTGCTTTGCAGAGGGATCAGCTTAACAGACAACGCATGTCTGATAAGCATCAGGCAAAGCTTCGTCCTTTTGAGTTGAAGGAAGCAGAAGCAGCAGATAAGCTTCGACAACAACAAATGCAGATGCGGGAGGACTATCCTCAACAGGTAAAGGGTCTTAAAGTCTCGGATGAAATTAAATCATACCTGCTAACGCAAACTCCTGAAGCAGGGAATAAGTTTCTCCAGACTTATTACACTCACAAGGCGAAGGCGAAGGGTAAAACAAAATTTATAAAGGCAGGTCAACCAGACAGTCGAGGGATTATCCGCAGACTAGACGTACAGGAAAAACCAGACGGTACAATAATTAAAGCTGCTGTTTCTCCAGAAAAAATAAATATTTTCCCCAATGAATTCTTTCCGGGGACAAAACAAAAAAATACTTCTGGTGTTACTATTGAATATAATCCTGCTGACGGAAGTTTTAGTTATCCTTTAGATAAACCACCAACTCAGGATTTCATTACTGTTGGACCGGGACAAAAATTCCCTGACGGTAGTATAAATAACAGTGCTAGAGATCAGCTATTTGATAGAAGAAATAATAAAAAAGTTGCATATGAAGGAACTACACCACAAAAGAAAATAGTTCCTCTTTCAATACATGATAGAAGGGCAGATGCTTTCCCTGCGTGGCAACGTCCTTTTCTTCAATTAGATATGACTCACGGTGGAGACGGGGAGGTAATTGTTTCTGATGCTGCAAAGACTGCTCCTAAGAATCTGGTTCCTGTCCCCAAGGATGACCCCCGGTTAAAGAATTATTATCCTGACGAACTTGCTCATTTACAACTTGATAAAAATAATAATCAGATTGTTAAAGATCCGGGTTTTACATTACGCGAGAAAATAGTAAATGTTCCAGCGGGGGGATTATATCCTGACGGGAAGACTAAGAATAATTTAAAAGTTCCTGTCCAAGTTAATAGAAGTGGGGTAGCGACTACACCTGAAGGGAAAGCTCCTCAAGAAGAGTTTGTTCGTGTTCCTGAAGGTGATTCCCGGTTAAACGCTTATCCTGAAGCACTGCATCAGTATTTACATATTAACAAGAGAAATAACCAGATTTCCTTCCACCCAAGCTTTTCGAGGGAAATGCAACAACTTGTATTAAAAGAAGCGAGGCCAAGTGCAACTCAAAGATTTTCAAAATGGCTTAAAGTACCGGGTAATCAAGTACAATCTTTCGCAGATTTGGAACCTTGGACAGGAACAAGTCTCGAAAGTAAACTCTGGTTTGCAACGCAGAATCTTGAACCAAATCACCCACTACATATCGATGCTCAGAATCAACTTAATCTCAAGCATGTTAAAGTTACGCCTAATGCAGTTATTGTTGGTAGAGGATATAAAGATCCTTCCAGACCTGACGAAGCTAAAAGACTTCCTGAACCAACTACTGAAGAAATACTTACCGGGGATACCGTTTCTAGCTTGGCTGAGAGATTTGGCACAACGGAGTCACAAATAATTGCTGCAAACCCGGATTGGTTTGACAAGGATATGAACGGGAAGGCAAACGTTTTGAGCATGAGAACCTCAGAGCAAATGGAGGATGCTGAAATGATAATCCCCACCGGGAAAAGTAAGCTGAGTCAAAGTCAGATTAATGAAGCACACAGTAGTAGGAGGAGAGCAAGAGTATCTGAAATGCCTTACGGCACTATAATTCCTATACAAACAGCAACAGTGGGTGACGGATTAAGGTTGAACACTGAGCGTTTGGATATGCAGAATATTCAGAAGTCCGTGAAGGATTTCGTTGAACTAATGCAAAATCCTAAAGCACGAGGTTTTGGAAAGATTGGAAAAAAGGAAAAAGGTGAACTTGAAGGAATCAGGCAACGATTAATTAACAACGTTCAGGTGCTTCGTGACTACGGTGTTCTGTCACCTTCCGAAATCACAAATATTGAAAGATCTGTTCCTCCAGTGAACTCTATCATTGCTCTCATGACTCGGGGGTTGGGATCAGATCAATTTGTTATAGGTGCTATGAATAAGCTTTATGAGGAAGCAGTTAATCGTCAGAGACAACTTGAGTCACTAATAAAGTTATATGGTGCTCCTATAACAGACTATGAAAGGTATAGTGGTGGAGTCCCCGGATATGACGCAACAAGTGGAGGTAGTGAAATAGAAATTTTGGATGATGAGTTAAATTCTTTCGGAGGCTAATGGCAGAAGCAGCAACTAAACAAGTATCAAATTGGGAGGGGGTTTTGAATCCCTTCACTAATACCTTTGACCGAATCCGGGCAGATGTAGATGCTATTCTTGCACAGCAGAGACAGGTCACTGAACAATATCCTGATCAGGCCGAAGCAATTAAAAGAATGGCACTTGATCAAATTCACGCAACCCTTGCAGACGCAGGTGTCTCACCTGATGAATATCGGAAAACACTAAAAACCGAAAAACAGTATAGCCTCGACTTCGGAGATGATCCTTTCACATACACAAAAGGAATTGCTCGAGCACTTGGTCAGGGTTTATTCTTGGGTGCTGGTGACGAGTTAGAAGCATTCGTTACTCACATGATCAAGAACAAGCTGATGCTTAATGAAAATAATACTGAGCAGACCTATATGGAAGTGCTTGCAGATATTCAGGCAGGGATTTCTGCATTTGAGAAAAAGAATCCCGGTGTCTCTCTTACGTCTGAAATTATCGGTGGACTTTACTTTCCGGGTTACACAGCAGGAGTTCGGGCAGCACGGGGTCTAACCAAAGGTCTCAAGCTTGGTCCGGGTGGGAGAGAAGCTGCTGCACAAGGTCTTGTTGGTGCAGGTGCAGGTACTTTCTATTCTTATGCAAAGGATCGGGAGGTCAGTCCTTTTGATCCACTTATTGCAGGAGGAGCTTCTGCAGGATTCTCAAGACTCTTAACTAAATCAGGAGAACTCAGAAGGGGAGCAGACGCAGATATTGCAGAATCAAAACTCACACAGATATCAGGTCCGGGGGGAGTACTTCAGGATCAACCGATTTCTTTGGGAACCAAGATCAAGAGCAAGCTTCCAAATATTCCTGCTGCACCCGGTGGTCCTCCGGGTAAACCTCCCGGTGAATTAGGTGCTCCGGGTAGTCAAGGATTTCACGAAGCTGCAATGAGAGAAATAATTCAGGCAGCAGATGACGAAGGTGTTACGTTTGGAGATCTCCTTATGAGGTTAGATGATTACGTTAAGGCAAATCTTGGTGAACATGTACGCACAATTGACTTAGTAGATGAGGGAGGTGACATTGCAAGGACTATAAGAGGTCTGACAATTGATAACCCCAAAGCATCTGCTTCTAAGAAATCTTTTCTAAAGAGACAGATAGAAGCAAAGCAGAGAACGATTCCAAAAATCTTTTCTCTGTTTGATCCTGAAGGAAAAATGAATGTAGAGGGAATTAATAATAATATTCTTAGGTGGGTTAACAAATCAAAAGATATCAGGCAGACAAAAGCTCAACCACTCTATGACGAGTTTGACAAGTTAACTCTCTTCGATCCGACAAAGGGAGGGGGGAACCCACTTGGGGAACAGTTGTGGAATCGGATCAATACTGCAATGGAATATGATAAAGGTATTAAGAAAGCTTGGACTTCTGCAGCAGGTAAACTTGCGTGGAATGATCCCCGGCTTGCACACACCCTGCACGAAAATATTTTAACAGGGAAGCGCTTTGACGCTTTCAAGAAAAAGCTTGACGGTCAAATAGGAGAACTACTTGCAAAAGGTAATGTGCAGGAAGCTAAAGACTTGATAATTGTTAAGAATGAAATGCTCCAAATGGTGGATACGATTGTTGAGCAGAGTACAAAGGCAAAACCGGGGCAGGGTGTGTATCAGCAGGCAAGGAATATTTACTCAGGATCTCACGGTGCAGATAGTGCTTTTGAATTAGGAACAGGAGCAGTTAAATCTCACAAGGGTTCTAACTATTCGTCAGACGAATTTGAGGTGCTCTTTGATAAGCTAACTGATTCTGAAAAAGCTTTTACTAGACTAGGTTTTGGTCAGGCATTAAGAGAAGCACTTGAGAGTGATATGACTGAGCTTACACCAAACGTTAGGAAGTTAATTTTGGGAGGTGCTAAACCGAATCACCTTGAGAAAAAATTCCACTATGTGTTTAAACATGATTTCAAAGCACCTAATATTGCAACGTCAAAAGGCATGATAAAAAGTGGCAAGGAACGTTCAAAAGAATTTGTTAACGTATTAAATAAAGAAGCAAAGTTCTTAAAGTCCTACCGCGCACTTTTTGGTGGTTCTGATACTGCTGCGAAAATGTCTGATGTAAACAGATTAACTAACAAACTTTCTGACGTAGTTCAAACCGCAGCCGACTTAGGACCGGAGGCTTTAATTAGAGGAGGTGTTCCTTCAGTAGGATTATTCTCCAAAGCAGGGCAGTTTGTTACGTCAAAATTTTCTGAAGCAAAGCGCAGGCAACTTGCTCGCGAAAAATATGGTGGTGAGATTGCCGAGATGCTAATGAGAGAGGGTGGAGATATTAAAGCTTCAAAGCTCAAACAAACTCTTGAGGATCTAGAAAGATATAAGAAGCAACTCGATCTTGAAAACTATAAAGGCTTGTTTGGTTACAAACCTTACAAACAGATCCCAAGGCTCGGAAGATATTCCCTGCTTCAACCCGGTCCGATCCCAGAGGTTTCATTCCCTATTGACGTACTCGAGAACAGGTGAATGTAAGGAGTGTGTAACACCTTGAACTAAAAAAAGAAGTGTAAGGGGTGTCCCGAGAAAGTTCTTTTGTGTCAACTGCAAGGGATTACAGAGGTTTAAAATATAAGATATTATGCATCATAATCTTATTATACTGTCATAGGTTAAAGTATAAAGTGAGTAATTGCAAGGGTTTTCAAGGGTTTAGGCTTTTTATTTTGATTAGGTAGGTAGGAAATGTAAGGGGTTATGTAAGGGGTTAGAGAAGTGTAAGGGGTGTCCCCTGTCCCCTCAAGGGACACCCTATTAGTTACTTTTTCCGAGTGAAAGCTACAGGAGGTCCGGGCCAAGCAGAGTTATCATTTGCTGATCTGGCATTCTGCCTAACCCAAGCTTTCCCCCCTTTTATCCTATAATAAATTCCGTCATCCTCTACAGATTTATACAGGCATTTCTCTTCATCGACTAGGTAGAATTCGTCTGCGATTAATTCCACCTCACCTAATTTTTTGAGGTCTTGAAAAATCCCCCACTCGGTCTTCTTGTCAGTCATTGATTTTTTCTTCATGCAACCTCCAATAATTTAGGTTTAGGATTAATTACGATTAACTTATTTTTAGGTTCCTGATTCCTGGCATTCTTCACCCACTTCTTACCAAGCTGATTCTGCTTTTCCTCAACAACATGATTCACTCGGTTTGAGTTGAGATATCTTTTTGTCGTTTCGAGCAGTTCGTGACGCAGGAAAGTTTTTACAATATATATGTCCCCGGTAATCTCGAAAAGTTCGATTGCCCCGGTGTGACGAAATGCATGCCAAGGTTGACGATCAAAAATGCCAAGCTTGTTCAGCTTCTTTGAGAATTTATTTGTGTATGTACAAAGAACTGAAAACCAAGGTGCTCCTGAAGGTTTTGCGAGAATAAATTCTTCAGGATCTCTCCCTTCAAAATCCTTCTCTAAAAAGTCAATCAGGATATCGTTAGAAGCATACAGAGTTCCAACACTCCCTCCTTTTTCAGACAACTTATATCCCTTTGCCTTTGGAAGTTTGAAGTGTGAATGCGTTGAACTGTCTTTAAACCAGTGCTTGATTTGAAGGTTCGCAATTTCATGAACCCTCGCACCAGTAAACCTGGCAAGATAAAATCCTCGAAGGAAGTTTTTCTCCTTACCACTCTCATAAAGTTCCCGAGCATTAGACTCAAAAGTATCTAGTTCCTCTTCAGTAAAAGGAACACTTTCAGGTTTAGGCTGCGGAACCTTTGGGTAAAGTGGGACGTTCTCAGTATATCCCTTTAGCTGCAGATACTTGAAATATCTTTTGATCTGCCCCTGAATAAGATACAAGGAAGCTTCCGCAGTGTTACCCTTCTCCACTGAATCCCTCAAAGCTGAAATGATCTTGAATCCTGTACCGTCAAACTTGAACTCAAGCTCATCGAAGCGAAAATCACCAAGCCTTTTTGTGAATCCCGAATCATGAGTTATAAGGAGATCCAAAGCTTTTGACTGACAGGTCCGATAAGTGTTCAGTGTATTTTTATTTTGAAGCTCAATTGAGACATAATCATAATAGGCTTCAAGTGCCTCGTCAAGAGTCGTTGCTGATAGGTTGGAAGTTGCTTCCTTTGTTGCCTGCTTGATCGTGATAAAGTCTTCACGCTTTTTGAGGAGTGCAGAACGAAGTGCGTTGTGGAAACGAACCTGTTTTGAGGAATAGGAAGGTTTGGGGTGCTCATTATCAACAGCAAATTCTGCTGCTGCATAATCAAGTTTTCCCGCAGTGGTTGCTGATATCCTCCGAGCGTATTCTCGGAAGAGAGAAAGGTTAGCAAAAAGCACAGTTTGTGAAGGAAGGTTAGGACCGTCCGACTTCCTGAACTTTGCAACCACGTTTTGTCGTGGTCTGAATATTGAGATTGTTTTGAAAGCACTCATATTACTCCTTTTGAAGTGGCCTCCTTGAGACCGGGTTAACTCATTTATATAAAATGAGATTTAATTTTAAACTATTTCGACAAAAACCTCAAGCAAAAAATGTAAAATAATGAAAATAAATGAAAATAATTTATTTCCTCAATGATTTCATGAGGATAAATAGTGAAATAATTTGGTGTAAGGGGTGTAACTCCTGACATTTTCTATCTTTTTTTAAAGCTTGAGGTTTCTTCAAAAAAAAGTAAAATAAGTTGTTGACAATGTTTTTATTTAGGAATAGAATCAGTATATGGCAAATCAATTGCATTGTCAGAAGGAGCAGTTTTGGAATTAACATTAAGGGGGGGTGGTCTCAATTCAGGGACTGTGGAATTTGCTCCTTTCACCACATATGCCCCCCTCATATTTGAAACAAGGAAGTATGAACTGACGTTATATTTGTAACTGAAAGGAAAAATATGAGCAAGAAAAAAGAAATTGATATTCTTTTTAGGTCTTCATTGGATGATGTTAAAGATGTTAAATTCTCCCCTGACATTGAAGGATTTACAGTTGGCACAGAAGGACAGTTAGAAATAGAACCTGAGTGGTTTCCTGGTGAAGACGATTTCTTTTGTGTTGACAGTTACCCTTCTATCCTCAATTGCACCGAAGCTGAGTACCACAAAATCCAAGCTTTCTCAAACTCCTTTGGGTCAACTCTTTTAAATGAAGATCCTTGGTTTCAGAAAGCTTGGACAGGAATAGAACCTTCCAGACCTATGATCTTAGGATCTGCTGCAGAGTTATATCTTGAATTATTATCAGACTGTATCAAGGACCAGAGTTTCATAGATCTTGACCGAATGAATTGGAAGGTAGGTAAGGTCTTTGAGCATGTTGTCGTGATGCCCCTGTGGGAAGGCACTGGAGCGCGGAAAAATCAGAAAGCATTCAAGGAAGATAACGAAGATAAGCTGATCATTACTGAAAAGGAATTTGACACAATAATGATGATGCTGAAAAGCGCACTCTCAAATAGTCAATTTTGGGAGAGGTTAAACGGAACCTGGCAGACTGTGATCCTGTGGATTGAGGACGGTGTTCCTATGAAAGCTATGTTGGACCACATTACGCAGAACCTGATCACAAGAAACGTCAAAACGCCCGGAGATCTCAAGACCACTGATATAGGGAATCCCAAAGCATTTCATAAAAAAATGTACGACAGGAATTACGATATGCAAGCATACCACTATACAGTGGCACTTCAGTCTCTGTATCCGGAAGAAAAGATAGGTCCTTTTATTTGGTATGTTTTAGAAACTCAAGATCCCTATGGCAGTGCGGTTTATTATGCAGACGAAGTTGTGCTTGAATCTGGAAGAGCTAAACGTGCTCGAGCTATTGAAATAGCCAAGCAGCTTCACAAGAAGGGGGAGCTTGCAGAGTTCCCTAATTACTCACCTGACTTTCCTAAAGAGTTCACCCTTTGGGATTGGCAGATAAACAAAAGCCTCAGAATGGAGCAAGAAAATGAGACAGTTAACTAAGCTAACTAAAGAAGTAGTGCTAAAGCACTGCAATATATACGATGAAGAATTCAGGGTTACAGTACCTGATCCTTCCTTTAATCTGCAACGCACATATGAAGTAGCTGCTGCAGAAGTTCAAAAGAATAAGAGACTACAGGAGTGCAGCATTGAAAGCATACTGGAGTCAGTTAAGCAGGCTTGTTATTTGGGACTAGAACCTTCCTCAGTAACAGGTGAAGCCTACCTAGTTCCCTACGGTTCCAAGTGTACCCTAGTTATAGGTTATAAAGGTCAACTCGAATTAATGTATCGTGGTGGTCATGTTACTTCGGTTTGGGCATATCCTATATATGAGTCAGATCTACCAAACGTTGACATTCAACTTGGAACCAATCCCCAAGTAAAACACTCACCAACACTCGGAGCAAGCCGGGGTGAATTAGTTGCTGTTTATGCTTGTGCAGAAATCCCCAACTCGGATCAGGTTAAATTCGATTTCATGACTCGAGAGGAGTGTGATCGGATCAGAAGCAAAAGTGCAGGAGCACATTCAAAAGCACACCCTTGGAATACAGATTATGAAGCAATGTGTCTCAAGAGTGTGATTAAAAAAATGTCTAAGACTATCAGCAAAAAACAGAACGTTCATGCTGAACGTCTTAGTTATGCCTCTGTTGCAGCAGAGGATACTGGAGAAGGTCAGACTATTACTTTAGGTACTACCGACTTTCAAACTATAACCAATCAAGAGGAGACAGATGAAAAAGGAAAAGAGTCAAGTGATGAAGGAAGTGGACAAAGCAGTACGAGAAGTCCTATCGAGATCGATAAAGAAAATGCCCCAAAACCAAAGCGAACCCGAGGAAGAAAGCCAGTTGTTCAGCAAGAAGGATCTCAAAGCAGCATTGAAGAGGGTGCAGAACAGGGAACTAACCTCTCAGCAGCGTAGATCTGCACTCAACGTTTACATGATAATGAAAAACAGTAATCTTCGCAGTTCAAATCCAAGTTGCAGGATAGGTAAAAACGAGAGAACCACATTCCACGGTGATGACGTGGATTATGCTTATCCTTATTCTCACAGGTACAACGAAAGTGACTCGGATCGAGGCGCAACAGATGAATAAGGAAAAAGGGGTAGATTGGGACGAAAAACGGTGGAAACAACACTGGGCAGGTCTAAGAAAAAGTCAAAAGAAAATGAAAAAGAAGTTTATGTGGTTGGTCCTAAAGGTCTGACTTTTTATGTAGTGACAACCCTTCTTGCCTATAAAACGAAGGATAAGTTTAAGGGGTTCATAGTCAAAGTAAAGGAAAATGATTTCAGAAACAGAGTGGTCAGAAATAGATAGAAAAATGAAGGAAGGTTCTGGTGAAGAACCTAGTCAAAAACATTCTCTAAAAGGAGAAACTTTGAGTCCAAAAGAGACAGGAGAGAAGATTAAAGAGCACGAACAAATCCTGATAGAAATGAGGAAGGAAATAAGTGCTCTCGGCTTCACTTTAGCACAGCATCAAAGTTATTTTGAGTTGCTCCAAAAGTTATCTGAGCAGCAGAAAATAGAAGTCGTTAAAAACTAAAACTAAAGTGCTTGAATACCTAATCTGGAAGTATTCTATTCACATAGCATTAACGTGGACAATTATATACTTTTGGGATAAACCCTTCGTGTATTAATTCACCTTAACAAAGCAAACGAGTTCACAAGGATAGGTGACGTTTGACTAACAGGTTGACGTTAGACCTAGAGGCTAAGACAGGCGCAAGGGTTTCTCATACTAAAACTACCTTGCTTTCTGACCTGTTAAAACGATAACGAATATCTGTCTACCAATCCAGGATAGATATTCTGAAGTTGTCTCTAGGTATAGCACACTTTAACAACTAATAGAAAGGAAGGTGAAGATGTTGGCAGTAAAGAAGAAGAAACGAGGTAGACCCTTTAGTCTGTTTAAGCATTCAAGTAGGGGTAGACCTAAAGAGAGTATTCAAAGAGCGTTTCTGTTCTATTTAAAATACTCAAAGGCAAGGCACGTTCTCAAAGTTTGTCAAGGACGTGATTTAACTATAACTCAATACTTCGATGATCTGGTTACAAAGGATCTCGGATCAAAATCTAATAGGAAGGAAGAATCCAATGGCAGGTAGAACTATTTGTAACATGTTTAATAATCCCCCGGACGAGTCAAAAGGAAGAGACGAATACTTCTCTGGACAGTGGCCTTTCGGAGGAAAGGTAATGCTTTGGCCTCGCAGCGTTAAGGACGATCAGGGTAACTGGGTTGCACCACCTGAAAATCAACCTCAGTGGCAACTCAAGTGGTATCCCGATAGCGAAGGTCTATAGTTCAATTTAAACTCACGGATGAGGGTTTCATATGCTCAAGGAAGAGCAACCAAAACAACTAGACAGTTTTATAAAGTTGTTCCGCAAAGCTAAAAGAAATCCCCTGTTTAAAAAGCCTTTGACATTTCATTATTTCACCTACTGTTTGCTATCAGCCTGGTGGAGTGACGAACCTACCAAATTCAATCTTGGTGGGGTTGAGATCCTTATTCGGAAGGGTGAGTTTGCAACAACACTGAAAAGGTCTGCTTATGAAACTGGCCTTAGTATTCAGAATGTTAGGACTGCAATTAAGGCTTTAAAGCTAACAAACGTTCTAACAGAGGATCTAACAAGGTCACTAACAAACGGTGGAAGGGTCTTAAGGGTCTGTAAATACTCAGTTTATCAAGCTAAAAAAAGTGAAGGTAACAGACCTACTAACAGACCCTCTAACAGACCCTCTAACAAACAAATAAAGAAGGTTAAAAAAGAAAGTATTAATAAGCCCCCTTATATTCCCCCACAGGGGAATTTCAAGGATAGTCACAGATCTAAGATTAGAAATGTGGGTCTATTCAGGCAACTAGTTAAGGGTTATCTCAACATAGAAACGAATGACAAATCACTCAACAAAAGGATCAATGAAAAATATAAGCTCAACAGAACTGCTGAAGAAGCAAAAGAAGAGCTCCTCCGAGAAGGACGTGACGAAGGACGTTCAGAACTGGGCAGCAGTGAGGTCAAAGACTGTCAGGTTATTCAGAATGCAGACAACAGGAATACCCAACGGCAAGGGAGGGTTCAGAACAAATAGCGAAAAAGGTGCACCTGACTTTCTTGGAGTCTATCTACTCGCAAAGATCCCGGTGCTGTTTGCATTTGAAATCAAATCACCTCAAGGAAAACAAAGTGGTACGCAAAAGGCTTGGCAGGACAGAGCAGAAGAATTCGGAGTCAGTTACTTCATTATCAAGTGCTGGCAAGATGCAGAAAGTGCGATACAGAGGCTCCACAAGAAGCATCGCAGGAAAATACACTGGGGATTCCTTGGACCTAAGTTCCCTGAACACGTCACCCTTGACAAAAAACTTTGGGGAAACTTTAAAGATTCCACCGGGGAAACTAAAAAAACAACTAGAGGAAGTTCTGTCCCTGACCCTAAGAACAAGAAGCAGTCTGACAAAGTTCGAGACAACCCGGGAGGCTGAAGAGTTTGAAGCTGAGATCGAAAAATATCTGCCAAAAGATATTGGAGTATTTATTATCAGAGAGACTGAAGTAAACTGTTATCAGATAACTTATCGGAAGAAAGAAGATAAACTAACAGATGCTATCACATACAGGGGGGTCAGAAATCACCTTCATGCTCGATTTAAAGATCCAAAAATAGAGAAAGAGATAAAACGTGCCTTCCAAAGATCCTACTTTGCCAAAAAGAACAAAGCAGATAAGCTCAAAAAAGGGACTGAGAAAACAGAGAACCGCAGATCTAAAAACTGATCCCGACTTTTGGAAGCAGGTGTGGATGATGTTTGAGAACGGTGCAAATGCTCTGACTATTGCTCAAGCCTATGACCTTCCCAAAATGGCAATTTACAGGTGGGTTAAAGAAGATCCTGAGAAGGAAAGGAAGGTTGAAGAATATCGTCATATGAGAGCAGACGGTAGTGCTGATTCGGTTGCACAAAAGTGCGACAGGTTAGAGGAAGTGTTCGAGCAGCAGATATCTGAGGGTAAACCAAATCCTGCACTTGGTAACCTGATATTCCAAATGAGAACCTGGGATGCCAAGACAGGTAATCCTGATCGCTATGGTGAGAAGAGAAAGCTAGAAGTGACTCAAGAAACAAGAGTTCAGCACGTTCAGCAGCTTCGAGATCTGAACAAAAGAAAGATTCGAGATATTACTCCAAAGAAGAAACAACTAAAAAATAACGAAGAATAATAGTGTATAGTTCCTCGCTACTTTACAAACCTAAACGAGGAGGTCTATGAATACTGATTCAAGATTAATAAAGATCCTGCTGCTGACACTGATAGGTATGTTGACGTTAGCTTCAGGTGTAATTAACTCAAGAGCAGCAGACAAAGAAGAGTCCAAGCTTAAGTTTCCTACTCAGAATATCAGGGAAATGTGGTGGTCCTGTTCAACTGAGTTTAGAAAGCTCATGCCTACCTTGACTGAACAAACTAGGATCTATCTGTGTGACTGCTACACTGATCATATGAGGAAAACTTACACAACTGAACAAGTCAAAGCACTTACACAAGAACAGGCAAGGACACTCGGTTTAAGGATGAGAGAGAGATGTCCAATTCCAAGGCCTGAGATTAGGACATAATCTGCTCCCACATGCGTCCCTGCTAGCCTCACGCACGGGGCATTTTCAGGAGAAGGTGTGCAGCTTTTAGGGTGTATAGTTATCAAGCATTATATAACCACCCTAGTAAGGGCAAGGGTTCAGAGGTGTGGAGAGCAGCATGTAACGGGTGCTGTAAGGGGTTAGGGTCCGAAAAACAGGGATATAATCTATATGTACGATAATACTCAAAATCGAACATATGAAGATATCTGACCTGCTTTTTGAGACCCCCCCCGGGCTACCCCCTTAAATAAAAAAAGGTGCAACCTAGATACATATCAAACCTTTAAAAGTTTATGCCTACGTTTGCAGCTATCATTATTTTTTCTTATTTTGCTGCCCTTATTCTTTTAGTGGTTGCAGGATTATTCTTAATTTTAAAATCTGAGTTATAACGAAGACCTACTAGTGAGAAAACCTTATCTAACAACGATTGAATCTTTGGACCTGCTGCGTGATTCTGATATTACGTTGACCTATGAGGCACTGAAGAAACATATTCAAAGGGGGAACTTATCAACAAGGCAGTTCAGGAAAGGAGGGACGCATTTAATCACCCGAGGAGCACTAACTGAGTTTATAAAACATTATGAAACAAGGTAATAACGAGGACTTCACCAAGGAGTTACAGGGGGAGTTGCAGGAGATAGTGAGAGGTATAAAGCTTACTGAGGAAGCAGAAAAGGTTTTAAGGTTACTTCTAAAGTATGTTGATCGGATAGGGAGATATCCTAAGAACTTTGAACCTGATCACGTTGAGTTAATTCAGGATCTGATAGTTCTTTTGAACCACAGAAAGGTTCAGCGTAAGAGGCTTAAAAAGTTAGAATATATTCACAACAGGAACCTTCTGATTCCAGAAGCAGAAGCAACAGCATATATCAAGTTGCGTGAGGAAGCATATCCTGATTCTACTGAAGAATATAATAACAAATTTAATCTGTACTTCCACACTGCAATGAGCAAGTTAGCATTTGAGAAGTTTGGATCAACCGATTCTGTCACTATAGGGAGAACCAGTGGGACTTCAAACAAAAGCAGATAAGTTAAACGAGAAGAGAGCAAAGGCAAAGTTAGAGAAGATTTGGGGAATTGACCTTTACGAGAATCCACCCTTTTATCAAGCAGATTGGCAGGCAATGCGTGACGAAAAGCACCTTGCTTTAGTCGAGTATAAAATGTCTTTCAAGAGCTTAGAGGAAATTAGCGAAGAGTTTCCCGGTTTCAGGATCGGGACCAACAAGCTGCAGTTTGCATTTCCTATCGTGCAACTCTGTAACCAAGATTTTTATATTGTGATTGAGTTTCCAGAAGGAGAAATGCTGCAGCACAAAATAAAACCTAACGCAAACGTATACCAAATGACTAGGTTTTTCAAAAGCAGGAACGGAGGAAAGGACAGGATGCCTGCTTATCTTATACCCTGGCATTTATTTGAGGAGGTAAAACCAAATGAATTCAATAGCACTAACATATGAGGAACTTGACGCATTAGATGACGTTTTAGATATCTATGCAAATCTTCACTCAAACAGTGTCCTGATAGATTGGTACTTTCGAGGGGTCAACTATGTTGACGTTTTGAAGCTGCACCAGAAGATAATCAGGAAAGTTGAAAAGGTGTATTCAAGAGATCATATAAAAGTTAACCTGCGTGAAGGGAGGCGAAGGTTAGAAAAGAGACCCACTTAAGGTGTGGTATCTTGTTCTGCCTGACCTACTAATTTACTTCACTATCTTCTTTGGTGGAGTCCTGACAGGTATACTCTTAGTAATTATCCTGATGCTTATTTATTGCAGCAGCGGAGGGACTATAAAGATACAATACACAGAAGAAGACGAGATTAAACAAGAGGACTATTGAAGAACGAAGTATCTAAGTTCATTGATTTATATAAAGACGATCCTATTTCCTTCATAGAGAACTGCCTTGGTGCAGAGTTAGATCCTTGGCAGAGGGATTTTTTCGAGGTAATTCCACACACTCGGAAGGTCAGCATTGCAGCAGGACACGGAGTAGGAAAAAGTACTGCACTCTGCTTCCTGTGTCTTCACACGCTGCTTTTTGAATTTCCTTGCAAAGGAGTTATCACTGCTCCTTCTTCAGCACAGTTATATTCTGCCCTTTGGGCAGACCTGAAAATGTGGATCGAGCACCTGCCTGAAGTCCTCAAAGATTCAATTGAATATACACAAGATATTATTCGGTTAAAAGAAGCACCAAACGAATCTTTTATTCGTGCTGCAGTTGCCAGGATAGATCAACCTGACGCACTTCAGGGTGTTCATGCACAGTCAGGAATCGTGCTCCTAATTGTAGACGAAGCAGCAGCCGTTCATGAGCGCAATTTTGAAAGTGCATATGGTAGTCTTTCTCAAGAAAATGCCAAGATGATCCTAATTGGAAATCCAACAAGGAATTCCGGATACTTCTACGAGACATTTCACCGGGTAAAAGACGAGTGGACAAACTTTCAGGTATCCTGCCTTGATTCACCAAGAGTTTCACAAAGTTACATTAACGAAATGCGGAACCTCTACGGAGAAGATTCTGCAATGTTTAAGGTTCGCGTCTTAGGAGAGTTTGCAGACGAGGAAGAAGCAGGTTTTATTTCACCTTCAATTATCAGATCCGCAATTGGTCGTGATATAGAAGCTTCACCTTCTGCACCTATTATCTGGGGTCTTGATGTTGCAAGAATGGGAAGAGATAAGTCTGCCCTATGCAAGAGGCAAGGTGGAGTAATTCTTGAGAAGGTTAAAACCTGGAAGAAGCTTGACCTAATGAGTTTGGCAGGCGAGATCATGAACGAATTTGAGAACACACAACCTGAGAAGCAGTGCCAAGAATTATTAATTGACAGCATCGGGATCGGAGCCGGAATATTTGATCGAATCGCTGAAATTGGTATTATACCCTGTAGGGGTATCAACGTTTCTGAGAGTTCTGCTTTAGTGAATGAGTGTGGAAACCTGAGAGCAGAACTTTGGTACAAGGCAAGGGAGTTTTTCGAGAAGAAAACCTGCAAGATTCCAGACGATCCCGAATTAGTAAAAGAACTTTCTGCGCCTCGATACAAGTTTGACTCTCGAGGGAGATACCTTATCGAATCAAAAGACGAGATGCGAAAGAGAGGAGAAAGATCCCCGGATCTCGCAGATGCTTTTTGCTTAACTTTCGCCACAAATCCAGCAATTATAAGTGGAGGAGAGAGAGTATCCTGGAACCAACCTTTAGTTCGAGATATTCAAGGAATTCAGTAAAAAAAATTACAATTAAGAGTCTGTTAGCATAGTGTTATTTATCTCGAGACTCTATGCCAACAGAAATAGACGAATATACACAAGAAGGTGACGCACCTATTCCCGAAGTTGATCACCTTGATGACGAGGAGTTCCTTTCTCACTGTAGAGAGCAGCTAGAGGATGCAAAAGACTTCCTAGAGAACCACCTTGCACCTCACAGGTCTGATGCAATTGACGTTTACCACCAAAAGGAATATGGTGACGAAGAACAAGGACGTTCTCAGTACGTTGATTCCACACTTAGAGATACTATCAACAGTATCCTTCCTTCCCTACTAAAAATATTCACTTCTTCAGAAAGAGTGCTTGAATTTATGCCTCGTCAACCTGAAGACGAACCTTTTGCACTTCAAGCCACTGATTATGTCAGGCACTGTCTGAACGAGTCGAATTTCTATAATGTACTTCACGATGCAATGAAAGATGCGCTTGTTGTTGGCAGCGGATTTGTTAAATATTTCTATGAATATGCACAAGAAGTTGAAGGGTACTCTTACACAGGATTAGACGATGATACTCTTGCTGCACTTATGCAAGATAACCAGATCGAAATATCTTCTATAGATTCAAGGCCAATTGCTTCTGGAACAGATATGTCTCCCGAGGAAATGCCAATGACGCACGATATTGAGGTCAAGCGCAGATCAAACAAGGGTAAGTTTCGGCTTGAGTGTATTCCTCCAGAAGAAGTTTTATTCAACAGGAGATCTAAAGGATTTGGTGATGCGTCAACAGACCTAATTGCTCACAGGAGAGTAGTGACCGTTTCAGATCTTGTTTCACTTGGATTTGAAAAAGAGGATTTTATCGAATATGCAGGTGATACTTATGATTTGGATCAGGCAGAAGAGTTTTATGCAAGGAGACCTGAGATTCAAGGTAAGGAAGGACTTGCATATCAGGAAGCATCAAAAAAGCTTCTTTGGACCGAACTTTATATAAAATGTGACTACGATTTAGACGATTATGCAGAGGTCAGAAGGGTCTGCATAGCAGGACCAAATTTCGATAAGATCCTGATGAATGAGCCTGTAAATGACTTTCCTTTCGTTCATTTTACGCCTTACAGAGAGCCTCACGATGTTCAAGGCGCAGGTTTATATACGATATTGCGCGATATTCAGAAGACGAAAACACAGGTAATGCGTGGAATGTTAGATAGTCTCAGTCTCAGCATTTTTCCACGAATGAGTTTTTTAGACGGACAAGTCAGCGTATCGGACCTTATGAACGTGGAAACTGGTGCTTTGATAAGAATGCGAACTCCAGATGCAGTCAAACCTTTGACTGTTCCTTTTGTGGGTGCTGCTGCAGAGGGAATTTTGAACTACTTTTCCGAGGTAACCGAAAATAGGACAGGGATCTCAAAAGCTTCTCTTGGTTTAGATCCTTCGAGCCTTATGAGCAGTTCTCCAATTGCAGTTTCGGGAACCCTTTCTGCTGCACAACTGAAAATAGAATATATTGCAAGGAACTTTGCAGAAACTGCACTAAAACCACTGTATCAAGGAATATTAAAGCTGATCGTGCAGCACCAAGATCGGGAGACAATGATCAGGCTTCGCAACGAGTGGATTCCTATGAATCCTGCTGCGTGGGATACAGGTTATGACGTTATGATCAACGTTGCACTTGGAGGAGGAGACGAAAACTTAAGAATGCAGGCACTTCAAACAATAGCTGCAAAACAGGAAGAAATTATAAAAACTGTTGGTCCAGAGAATCCTTTAGTCAACATTCAGCAGTATTCAAACACACTGAGAAAAATGACAGAACTTAGTGGTTTTAAAAACTCTGAAGAGTTCTTTAAAGATCCTTCAAAAGAACCTCCTCCACAACCTGAACCTGAGAAACCTTCTCCAGAAGAAATGCAGATGCAAATGATGCAGATGCAAGTGCAACTAGCAAAAGGACAACTTGAACTTGATCAAATGAGGTTGAAGTTAGACGAAGACAAGGCACAGACAGATGCAGCATTGAAGTCTGTAGAAATTGAAACTGATGCACAGTTAAAACTTCAAGAGTTAAGTGCAAAATACAATCAGTCTATCGATACAACTCAACTTCGAGGAATGATTGAAACTAATCGTGAAATGATCAGGCAGCAGGGTCTGCTTGAAGCAGCAAAAATTAACAAACGAGGAGATTAGCTTATGCCTAAAGGTAAAGGATATACAGAAAAGCAAATAATGCAAATGCGTGATGAGGGGGTCTTATCTCCTGCGGAAATTGAGAATTTGTTAAGAAGTGTCCTCGCAGGTGGAGGTGCGATTGCACCCGGTTTGGATTTGAAACCCTCCCCGGGAACTCGAGGTGCTAAAGGAGGAACCAGAAGGAGTAGGAGTCAAGGATACAAGTATTTTCCAGACAACTAAAATGTGGGAAAGGGAATTCTTAACAGGGGTACTCAGGTACATAAGTCTAAGCTTAAGTACAACAGATTAACTGTTGCCAAAAAGTTAGATTGTAATCCTGTTACAAAATACATAGAAGAAGAAAACCAGAAGATGACTTTAGATCCTTTAGGTTATGAACCTATAAAAGACATAGATGAGGTTAGTAACAGAAACAGGCGTAAAACTGATGATCAGGATAGAAAAACTACGTTGTCTCAAAAGCAGAAAGATCAGTGGAGAGGATATGTTTCTTCAAAATTAAAAGTTGACGATCAGGAAAACATTAGAAGGGTTAAGAAGGAGGTGGATCTTTGGTTAAGAGAAACGAGAGTACCTAAGAAACTTCAAAACAAACTTCAACGACAAGCTTCTGAAAAAGGACTAGAGGGTAGTCAAGTAGATAAATACATTCAAAAAGTAGAGAGAAGAATGAACAGGAGAAAAAGTGACTAGACTTATCAGGGGGGTACGACTGAAACCTCTAACTTAGATCGGATCTTGGAATTGATGCCGAATCATCAACTGAGCAGCTTAACCCCCCAGTTTTCTTGATATGACCACAAATATTAGACAACGTAACAGAGCAGTAGGGTCTCAACCCGGTTTTTGGCAGACTATTGGAGATCAAATTCCGGGTCTTGCAAGAGGTGCATATTCAGGATTACTTGGCTTGCCCGGTGATGTTGAAGAAATGACAGTTTCAGCAGCACCCTATGCTCTTTTATCTCAAGGTAAAATATCTCCACAAAGATTCTCTAATCTTGCTACTCAGGATTACTCCCCCGGACTACTTACCTCAGAAGAAATTGCAGATCCACTAAGAAAAGAGGGTCTCCTTTCAAAAAGACCACTTGAAGGAGAATATACCGAACTTGCAGGAATGTTTCTCTCTCCAGACATGTTTGTTGGTGATATTGCAAAACTTGGAGCACTGGGTGTTGGTGCTTCTATTTTTACTTCTCCTGCACAGAAAGCAGTTCGTGAAGTTAGCAAAGAAGCACTTCCTTCTCAGCAGTGGTTAAAACAACTTGAGGGAAGAGGAGTTAAGAAAGACGAATTGGAGTGGACAGGACTTTTGAATTTTCTGAAAGGGAAAAAGGGCAACATTCAAAAATCTGAAGTTGAAGATTTTATTGAGGCAAACAAGATAGAGATTGAAGAAGTTGTAACAGGAGGGAAGGTTGAGCCAAATTTAGACAGCAAATATGCAGTTCCAGAAGTTCTGGAAGCAAGAAGCAACTCAAACGGGACACATCACGATACAGAATTATGGTTGACCAGTGATGAGAGCACTTATTTTTCGTTGAAAGATCAGTTCCCAGAAATCCAAAAAATGGAAGATGCAGATGAGGATTGGGCAGAATATATTGTAAAAGAAGTGTTTGGGGAAGAACCACCAAGCACTAGGTTCGGGAGTGAGGATTTGCAACTTTCCGGTGGTGAGAACTATAGGGAACTTGTTTTAAAATGGCCTAATAGCAATGTTGAAAAAGCAAGTAAAGAATTGCAAGACTTTACCTCTCAGTTTAAAGATGAGTCTGGGAGAAGTCTTCCAATTCCGGATGAGTTTAAAGCAGAATATGAAAGATTAACCCAAGCAATTGCTGATGCAAAACCTTACAGGGGTGGGCACTTCCCAGAAGAGGATAATGTTCTGTCACATATTCGGTTTAACGAGAGAGTAGACACAGACGGCAATAAGGTTCTGTTCATTGAAGAGATCCAGAGTGATTGGGCACATGCTGGTTTGGATAAAGGATTTAAGGACAAAGCATACCAAGAACTTGAAGCATCTTTAACTAAAGAATTAAATGGTTATGAAACAGAATTCCAAGAGGTGGCAAACAAATTGATGCCCAATGCAATTCTTACTAGAGAAAATGTAATACCAAATCCAATGTATGATCCTCCTCCAGAGATGCTTCTGGAGAAAGATAGAATATGGGCATTTAAAACCCCAACTGGAACAGTAGCGATAAAGAAGAATCAGTACAAAGCAACTGATTTTTTAAGTGACGGTGACGAAGCAATACCTTCTGCCCCGGATATTACTCAGGATGAAGCGTTAGAAATAGTGTTAAGGGATTTTCAACCAGACCCAAATGTGGTAAGGGCAGATTTGATCCACCAAATAAACACGAAAAGCCCTAGTGAATTTGCACAAAAATTTAATATCCCAACAGAAGAAGTGAATAGGATTTATGGTTTGCCAAGTAGTATATTTCAGGTAAGTCAAAAATTAGAGGGGGGTGCTAAATTACCACCCGGACCTTTTGTTACAGATACTCACCAGTGGACTAACTTGTCACTGAAGCGCATGACCAAGTGGGCTACCGATAACGGATTTGACTCTATTGCTTGGACAACCGGGAAGCAACAGGGGCAGAGGTATAAACGTATTAGTCCTGTTGGTAGTATAAAATTCAGTGATGTTTCAGCAAGAGACGGTGATGTTAAGTCATGGAAGATAGAGGCATGGAAGGGAAAAGATGATGCTGCTACTTTAGAATCTCCTGCTGGGAGTTCTCATAAATATAGTGGTGGGCGGATCAATCTTTCTGATGATAAAGAATTTTTTTCTGAAGCAGAAATGCGTAAAACTTTTGGTGATGAAGTCGCTGATCAAATTATTGCTGACAGTGAACGATTGGGTGACGAATGGGGGAAACCGGGAGTTTCTGCTGCAATTTTAAATATCCAAGAAAAGTTTGGTGATGTTGAGGTAGGAGGGGAATATGGTAAATTTATCTATGATAAAGTATTGACTGAACAAGCTAAGAAGATTGGAAAGAAGCACGGTGCAAAGGTTGAGAAAGGTACTGTTTTTACAGAATCTGGTCCCTCTAAAACCACAACTGAAGAAATGAGGGAATACATTGAAAGTGGACAGGATGTTGAAGATTTGAAGAAAAGTCTTTTAGGAACTGGAGAAGGACAAGAAGTCTGGACCTTGCGCCTAACAGACAAGCTCAAGGAAGCAGCAAAAGAGGGGTTGCCTTATTACGCTTTAGTACCTCCGGGTCTTTTGGCAGTTGGAGCACAGAGGGAAAGACAGTCCCTGTTAGAGTAGCAAGAAGGAGGTAAAATAATTTATCATTTATCTCAGTGTACTATACCCTTGAACGAATTTAAGAAATAAACTTGGCAGATACAGATAAAATTTTTCGTGCAGAAGAAGCAGCGCGGATTTATAAAGCAAATTCATTTAATGAAGCTTGGGAAGAATTAAGAAAGATTCTTATCGAGAAACTTATTAACACAGATCCGCTGGATAACGAGATCCGAGAATTGCATTACAGCAGGATTAAGCTGCTTGACGAATTGAAAGAAGCATTTATTAGGATTATGAATGAGGGGAGTATTGAAGCAAAAACACTTAGATTAAAACGAAAATGAGTGAAGAAGCACAACCCCTAGACATGCAAGGAGCAGAAAATGCCTTTGCAACCCTTTTATCAGGTAAGGAACCTGAACCAACAGAATCCGAGGAACTCACAGAAGAGCAACCCGCGGATCTTGTTGATCATTTAGACCCTGTTGAAGAGGAACAGGAATCTTCCGAAGAAGAAGTAACTGAAGAAGAGGAAGAAGAGCAGCTAGTCGAAGCTCAAAAATATGCACTGCCCTTCGGGGATAACGGAGCAGTTATTGAGGTAGACCAAGGTGAACTTCAGAATTATGTTCTCAGGCAACAGGATTATACGAAGAAGACACAGGAAGTTGCAGCAGAAAGAAAGCAGCTTAACGAGGAAAGGAACTCCTTACGAGCAATCCAATCACTCGCTAATCAGTTACAAGATGAATACGATTCTTTAAAAAAAGTCGAGGAAGTCGAAAACTCAGACGAGTATTGGAACCAGTTAAAAGCTGAAAATCCAATGCAATTCTTGGTTGAGAGACAGGAGATGCAGGAGAAATCTTCTGAGCGTGAAGTAGCGCAGCAGAAGGTTTATCATATGCAGCAACAGTTGGCAGAACAAAGTAAGCTTGAGCAGCAGAGGACGCTATACTCCGAAGCACAGAAACTTGAGGAGATGATCCCTGAGTGGAAGGATCAGGCAACTGCAGAAAAAGAAAAAGCAGAGTTAATGACCTATGGCAGAGCAAATAATTACTCAGATGAGGAGCTAAATAATGTCTCTGATTCGAGAGCAATTAATATGCTGAGAAAAGCTTTCCTTTGGGACGAGTTACAATCTAAAAAAGGTAACTTGAAGCAAAAAGCTTTAGCAACTCCTGCTAGTTCAACTGCAATAAGAAATGCCAATGCACCTCGAAAGAAGATGACGGAATTCAAAAAGGCTGAGTTACAACTAAGAAAAACAGGTAAATTAAAGGACGCAGCGAGTGCGTTCGAGGTACTTTTAAGAAAATAATTGTAAGGAGGAACTATGGCAGTTTTAACTGACGTAATGGAGACTTATGATGCCTCTGCGATAAAGGAAGATATTTCTTCTGTAATTTTTAATCTGGACCCAGACGAAACTCCAGTTTTGTCTAATGCCGGACGCAGGGACGTACATAACACTCTATTTCAATGGCAGACAGAATCGTTGCCAACATCTGCTTCAACGAACAAACATATCGAGGGTGCAAAAATTCTCGAGGTGGATGCAGAACTTGATGCAGGAACAGCAACTACTCTGCTTAATAACTACACACAAATTTCTTGGAGAAACGCAACTGTTTCTGGAACACTCCAAAGTGTTTCTCAACACGCCAAGTCCCAAGAAATGGCTCATCAAATGGCACTCAGATCTAAGCAATTAAAAATCGATATAGAAAAGTCGATCTTGTCCCACAACCCTGCAATCGCAGGTGCTTCTGGAACTGCAAGACAGTCCGAGTCTCTTCCGCATATGCTCGGTAGACTTGGAACTGCAGGATCTGCGTGGGCTTCAACAGATACCAGTATTCATATTGATACAAGTGGTGGAACACTGACAGTAGTTGCAACGAGCGCAACTGGTGCTCATACTGATTCAACCACTGCAGCAGGTTCTCTTCCCGCAATGACTGAAGCACTCTTTATGGGAGTCGCAAACGGTGTGTGGGACAACGGTGGGAATCTTGACACTGTTGTTTGCAATGGTGCAATAAAGAGAGAGATAAGCGACTTCGCAGGTCGTGCTGCCTCTCAAATTATTGTGTCTCCCGAGACAGTAGCCAACAACGTTACTCTGGTTCAAACTGACTTTGGTGACTGCAAGGTAATGCTTGACCGACATATGGCAGTAACCAACGGTGTGGATGTTGGTTTTATCGACTGGGACTATTTGAACGTTGCGTTCTTGCGTCCCTTCACAAGTCAAGTCCTAGGTAAACAGGGTGACGCTGACGTTACGAATCTCTTATGCGAATGGGGCGTAATGTTGTCGAATTCTCAGAGTATGGGCTGGATGTTCGATGTTAACAAAACATACGCATAATTAAATGAAAGCTTCTTCTAGAGTGGGGTTAAAACCCACTTCAAGTAGCAGCGTAATATACAATCACCGGGGAGACGTAATGAGTGAATATTACGTTGACCCGGTTGATAACGTCATTACGTTTAACCGCAAGCAAGATGTGTCAAAACTCTTAAAGTATTGTCACGCAAAGCGTAACCACGTTCCAATTGATCGGAAAAGTTGCGTCAGATCTATAGCAGAGATCCCGAACATAATATACTACCGTGCAGTCAGAGAAGGTTGGGCAAACGACTCAGATGCGTGGAAGAAGTGGTATCGAGATCCTGACAACAAATATTTTAGAACCTCATAACATGAAAGGATAATCATGAAAAAAGCCTTAAAAGATTATATTGAAAAGCAGATAGATAAAGTCCTTGATCTTGGTGACGAAGGGAAACCAGACGTTCAAGCTTTCAACAAGATTCGGAAAAATTTTGGTGGAGGAGCAGGAGATTTTATCCTAATGGGAATGATCTGTAACCGAGCAATTGAACGAAGTAAAAAAGGTAACGGGAAAAAATAGTGGCTATAACGTCTTACAGCACCCTGATCAGTGCAGCAAAGACGTACCTGAATCGATCTGATATTTCTGATGCACAAATTAAAGAATTTATATCACTGGCTGAAGCGTCTTTTAACCGGGTACTAAGAACTCGAAATCAGATCAAGCGGAGCACCTCAGACGTTTCGACTCAGTTCGTCACTATGCCCACTGATCTACTGGAACTTTATAATATCCAGCTAAACAGTGATCCTATAGTTAGGCTTGAGCAGGTTTCTTTGTCTGCCTTAGACACAATGAAATCTCAGTCAACCACTACAGGCAAGCCAAGATATTTTGCTATCACAGGCTCGGACCTCGAGTTTTATCCTGCCCCCGATTCAACCTATGAGATAGAAGTAATTTATTACTCTACTATCACTCCTTTGTCCGACTCAAATGCCGACAACTTTTTAATAACGAATCACAATGATATTTACCTGTTTGGTACTTTAGTTCAAGCTGAACCCTTCCTTATGAACGATGAGAGAATAGGTGTGTGGGGAGCATTTTTAGGCAAGGCAATTGAGGAACTTAGAATCTCAGACGAAAGATCACAAACAGAAAGTGGAACTATAGTTATGAGAGCAAAAAGGAACCTTGACTTTGGAGGTTGGAAATGAGTTATCACATATCACCTCAAACTTATTCAGAACAAACTTCGCCAACAACAACGTTTTCTTCTCAGTCAGCATCCTCATTAACTTTTTCTGGTCAAACAAGTCCCACTGCAACCTTCACTGAAAAGTCACCAACACTTGAAGGGACATTCTACGGACTAGATGACTATGAAAGATCTATAGATGCGGGCGGGGGTAGTATATATTACGAAGGACGAACTTTAATTTTAGGAAGGGCAGAATAATGGCAAACACTTTCACAACAAACTATAGCCTAACCAAGCCTGAGGTGGGAGGCGCAAACGACACGTGGGGCACACTTATAAATTCAGATCTAGACGATCTTGATTCTCAGGTCTACAACAAAGTAGACAAAGTAGATCAGAAGGGTGTTACTCACTCTTTAAGTTTCTCAGGGAATAATATAACAACAGGAACCAGCAACGGGTTTAATTCCTACATTGCAGGAGACAGATTATATATTGCAAATGCTTCAAGTAATGCTGCAAACCTTGGAGAGTTTTTAATAGAAAATGTTGTCAGTGATACAGAGTTAGATCTTAAAAAAGCAGACGGAACCACAGATGCAGGATTCACAACAGAAACTATTTCTTCTGTTGTTTATCTGTTATCTGAACCAAGGTTTACTCGGCAGGGTTTGACTCAGTTAGCAGGAGAAATAAAACTTTATGGAAGCACCACTCTATCAGTAATTCAAGCTTTGGGAAGCATAGATTATGCAGGAGGAACAAGATATTTTTGGCTGCCCTGTGACGGATCTGCTTATTCAAGAACTTTGTATGATGACCTCTTTGATGTTATTGGAACTTCTTTCGGAGTCGGTAACGGTTCCACTACTTTTAACGTTCCAGACTTCAGAGGAAGAGCACCTATAGGAACAGGAACAGGAACAGGGGGTGCTGCTGAAGATACAGCAACAGGGACAGCACCTACAGGAGGATCAACACTCACTGCAAGAGACTTAGGAGAGTGGGGAGGAAGGGAAACTTTCTCAATAGCTTCAGCAAACCTGCCCACTCACGTTCACACAATAGCACACCAGCATGATTTTGCAGATACTGATGCTCATACTCATGTCGTAGGAACAGGTGGGGTAGTACACCAAAGTGGGACAACTACAACTAAAGTAACACACGATCACGGTGCAGGTTCTGGTACTCACACCACTGAATCAACTACAGTTTCTATTTCAGGAATTACCACAAATATAAGTGCAGATGATACAGGTAACGGTGGTTTTGCAAATACTGCAATGACTAGTCATGAAAGAGCAATGCCCTTCCTTTGTGTTAATTATATAATTGCAACTTAAAAATGGCAGACGCAACAACAACTAATTTAAGTTTAACTAAGCCTGAAAGTGGAGGTTCTAAAGGAACCTGGGGAACAAAGTTAAATGCGAACTTTGATACGCTTGATAATTCTGTCCTGCTCACAAATACACAGACCCTAACGAATAAGACTCTAACAGACTGTTTAGCAAACACACAGAGTGCGTCTGATAATTCAACCAAGTTAGCAACCACTGCATATGTTGATAGTCAGGTTGCAACAGTAGATACAATTAATGAATTAACTGACGTTACAATTACCTCTGCTACAGATAATGAAGTACTTGCATATGACAGTTCCTCAAGTGAGTTTATTAACCAGACTGCAACTGAAGCAGGACTAGCAACAGAGGTAGGACTTGCAGCAAGAGTATCAGCAGCTACCACAGCAGCGCAAGGGGTTGGGACAGGCAACTCACCAACTTTTGTTACAGTAACAGGAAATTTAACTGGCAATGTCACCGGGAATGTTACCGGAGATGTAACTGGAGATGTTACTGGAGATATAACTGGAGATATAACTGGTGATGTAACTGGGGATCTAACAGGTAATGCAGATACTGCAACTGCACTTGCAACAGGCAGGACAATTGGAATGACAGGTGATGTTGTTTGGACTTCAGCATCATTTACTGGAGCAGGGAATGTAACAGGCACTGCAGCAATTCAGGCAAATTCTGTAGCATTAGGTACAGACACTACTGGTAATTATGTTGCTACTGTTACTGGAGGAACTGGACTGACTTCAACTGGAGCAACCACTGGAGAAAGTATAGCTCACTCACTTAGTGTAGATGCATCACAAACTCAAATCACCTCAGTTGGAGCACTGAATGTGGGTTCAATCACCTCTGGATTTACAAGTATTGATGTTGGATCTGGAGCAATAACAACGACAGGGACAGCAACAGCAACTACTTTTGTTGGTGCTTTGACAGGTGTTGCTTCTGGTAACGATACTCTAGGAACTGGAGTGGCAATGGCAATCGCATTAGGATAAGGAGAATATGGCAAACACATTTAAGAATATGACTTTCAGAGGAGGCAGTACTTCTGCTGATGCTCTTACTAATGTGGGAGACTTTGGTGGGATCAGTGATGCTGTAGCTGAAGACTCACAAATAACCCTGATTGGAATGACTATCTCAAATATTGTAAGTTCTGTAATTTCTGTGGGAGTTAAATTGATTAATGCATCAAATCAAACTTGGATAGTCAAGGATGCCCCAATTCCCCCCGGAGGAAGTTTAATTGTCTGCGGAGGGGACGCTAAGATTTGTATGCAATTTGGTCCTTCAGTTGGAGATACACTTTCGGTAATTTCAGATACCGCTAATTCAATGGATGTTGTAATAAGCTATTTGGAGATAACGTAATGGCATACCTTGGAAGAAAAGGACAAACTGCACCTTTAACCAGTGGTGATATACCAGACGGAATAATTGTAGCAGCAGATTTAGCACCAAACTCTGTGGATAGTGACCAGTATGTTGATGGTAGTATTGACAACGCACATCTAGCAGATGATGCAGTTGGAACTGATGAACTTGCAAATGATGTTGTAATCAACACCTCTGGATCAATTACTAGTACAAGTGCCACAGGGATTCTTAATACTGTTGGTGGAACTTCAGCACGTTTACTGTCATATCCAGGCAATGCTGGTTCAGTAGGTACTTCAACTAATCATAAATTTGTTGTGCAAACAAATGCCACAGATAGAATGACCATTGACACCTCTGGTGATATTTCTATGGCAGGATCAATGAGTGTTGGAAGTCATCTTCATATAGCCACTTCCGCTTTTTCTGCTGCTAGGAGGTTGTCAAGTTCATCTTCTGATTCAACACCAATAACTTTGTATTGGGGTGACCTGACTGTAACTACATCTTCAGATGTACGATTAAAAGATAACATTATTGATACAGAAATAAATGGCTTAGAAAAACTGAATCAGTTAGCTGTAAAAGATTTTACATGGAATGATCCAAGTGATAAAGGTTACAACAACAGAAATGTACGAGGGAAATGGACTGGATTAATTGCCCAAGAAGTAATCGACATTTTACCATTTTGTGTGCATGCACCGAGAGATAAAGAAACATTAGAGACATTGCCTGATGCAGTAGATGAAGAGGATGGAGAAACCATAATCCCTTGGAGAATGGAATTTGGTTATATGGTTCCTGTTTTAATCAAAGCAATCCAAGAACTTTCTGCAAAAGTAACCGCACTAGAAACTGCAAACACAGCACTTGAGGCAAGAGTGTTAGCACTAGAATCGGCATGACAATAGAAGAAGTTGAGAAGATAATCCAAGACCTTCGGCAACAGATACCTAATATGCAAATGCAACTCCACCAAGCAGAAGGATACAAACAGGCACTTGTTGATTTAGAAAAGAGAGAACCAGAAGAGGATAACGAATGAGTTATATCGGAGCAGAACCAGACGGAAAGGGATCTGCAGAGAGATTTATTTTCACTGCAACTGCAAGCACGACTGACACTGTCACACATGCAGATTCCGGATTAGCTATTAACTATGAGGCTAATCACGTCTCTGTTTTTCTCAACGGAGTGAAACAGGTTATTCCAACTGATGTAGTCGCATCAAACGGTTCAACTTTAGTTTTTGCATCAAATTTGGCAGAGGACGATATTGTTGAGTGTATTGCGCTCTCGAGCTTTCAACCTTCAGACACAGTGAGTGCAAGTGCAGGGGGAACCTTTACTGGGACAGTTATAGCAAACGGTGGGTTGGAAACTTCCACAACAACTAAGATAAAGCAGAAGGGCAGTTTCTTACAAAGCTCTTTCCACCAAGCACTTACATTAGGATATTAGGAGGTAATTATGGCAATACCAAGTGGATCAGGAACAGAGGTTCTTAAACGAGCAAGTGTAAATGCAAATAGTGATGCATGGGCAACAGCAATTAATGGAGTTGCCAATCACATTTATACTATCATAAGTATTGTAGCTGGAAATAATAGTTTGACTAATGATGAAACTATTGGATTGAGAGTTGCAATTGATGGATCAACAAACATTACTCTTATTCCAGCAACAGGGCAACCCTTAGTAGGGGGGGCAAGTTTCGTCTGGAATGATCGGATAGTTCTAAGCGGAACAGATCATTTAGATGTTCATAATTCTGCTGGAGATGTTGATTGGCTAATTAGTTACATCGACCAAGACTGGACATAAGGAGAAACCATGAGTGGAATAATTAATTCGGCAGGATCTAGGTCAGGTATCATCGGAATACAAAGTAGCTCAACACAACCTGCTTTCATGGCAACAATTAATGTTGTAACTAATATTGCTACTGACACGAATACATACATTACTGGCACTGAAGTATTTGACCAAAATTCAAATTTAACCATTGGTTCTACAGGAAGTTCTTTAAATTCAGATGGCATGGTATTTACTGCACCAGTTACAGGAAAATATCAATTTAATGCTTGGGTGGAGTTCGAAAATGCACCTTCTAATGCAAGCTACCTCACCACGGCTTTTATTACTACTGCAAGAAATTTTTATACTAAACAGGGCGCCCATGACATTACTGGTGGTAATCATAACATAGCATGTAGTGTTTTAACAGATATGGATGTAGGAGATCAAGCAACGCTGATGGTATATCAACCTAGTGGGACTGCTTCAACAGATATACTTGGGGGTCAAAGTGCATTCTCTGGATTTTTGATTGGATAACTTTTAATAGAGAAAATAAATGGACATAAAAAAAAGAACACTTACATTAGTCGAAGAGGCAGTTTTAAAAAATAATCTTCTGGATATTCAGGGATGGGTTGATGGAGCATTAAATGGTAAAATCAACAACTGTAAAAAACGAATGTGTGAAGAATGGCGAAAAATTCTTTATGCAGATGAATCAGTTACTCAAATTCCAAATGATGATGATGAATTAGTCACATTGATTATAGCAAGAGATGATTATAAAACTAGAGAAGAAAGAGACGCTGAACGAGAAGCAGAGATGAATCCTGAATAACACACAGATCGCGACGTGGGCAACATTCCAAGCTGAACAAGAAGCACAAAGGAGTAACCAACAATGAAAATAAGGAATAAATGTTTGACATAGAGAATTTAGAATTTCCAACGTATGCCGAGTGGAAAGAATCAGTAGAGAAATTAATGAAGGAACAACCAGAAAAGTGTAAGAAATACCAAGAGCAGGTTCAGAAATTCTGGACAGACTTTTTTGCAGATAGTTTTAAATTTAAAAGTTAGGAGTAAGAGTGACAAGAGCAAGAGACAATGCAGACTTAGGTGATTCTTTTGGAGTTCTAGGTTCAGGAGTAACAGGAGGAACTGGACTAACTGCAATAGCTGGTGTAACCACAGGAAGTGGTAATGTTACTATAGCAAACGGCAACCTAGTAATCGGTACATCGGGCAAGGGTATTGACTTTAGTGCTACAAGTGATGCAGGTGGAATGACCAGTGAACTTCTGGATGATTATGAAGAAGGGACTTGGACGGCTGTTTTACAGTTTGGAGGTGCTTCTGTCGGGATAGTTTATATATCAGACGGACAAACTGGCACTTACACAAAAATCGGTAATATAGTTATAGCAAAAGGTTTTATTGGGATAAGCAATAATGGCTCTTCAACTGGATCTGCAGATATTACAGGATTACCATTTACATCTTCATCTGCTACAAGAACAAACTCTGTTGTTAGTTTTTGGCCAGAGAATATTTCGTTTGCGGACTTTCCAACTGGCATTTTATCCACAGATCGAACATATATTAATTTACAACAGATTTCTAATGCTGGGAGTGTAAGTGCTTTAACAAATTT